TTAAAGTTATAGCATTTTCAAAAGAAGGTAAATCTGTACTAACATTAAATAAGAAAAATATTATTTACAAAGGCAATGACTATTTTGATTTTGATGGAGAATATATTTTTCAGAATATCCTTATAATGATAAAGCAACTTATAGCAAGAAATATTAAAGTTGAATCTCCTTTTAGTCAACTTCCAAGAGAAGAAACAGAAAGAAGATATAATGCAACTTATGGGCATGAGCCTGATTATTCATTAATGCCCCAATATATGAAAGAGCATCTATATAGTCACGCTCTTCAAAATATTTTACTGTAGACATATCTGGTTTGTATGAGGATTTTGAGCCATCTTTATTTGTAACTTCTTCATCTAACTTAATAGCTTTAACTGCTGCCCATTTCCATTCTTCTGTATTAGCACCTGATGCATAAACCATTCCTAGTTCAGGGACATTTATGTTATTAGGTAACCATATTAATTTGGTATTATCATCTTCCCAAGCTAAATCTTTATATAATTCAGGAAGTAAAATCATCTGTTCGTTATAGAAATCAGTTCCTACTTTCATTAGACTATTTGTCATAAAACCGCAGGATAAACTCATATACTGTGTTATATCTTTGCTTACTTCAATCTTATAACATAAATCGCCTCCCGATTTAGGACATTGTATTATTTCATCATGTTGTGCCATATCTATAGTTTTGGTGTTATTAATTGTGGTAAGGATAATTCTACCTGTTTTGGGATTAGTGGTATATTTTCTTTTAATACCTTTCCTAATAATTCCTTCATAGCATCAAATGAAAATTTAGTTTTAATGTGATGTCCATGTTTTTTAGCCCCTACTGTGTACTTCTTATAATTATCATAAACATCCTTAAGTGCTTTAATTGAAGCAGCATTATCTACTTTAAACCATTGGGTTTCTTTTAATAACCATTGGTTAGCAGCACTTGCATGAACTGGTTCTAAATCTCCAGGTAGTAAAATACAGTTACCTTGTGTTAAAAAATCAACATGACCTGACCAACCTGATGCTATAATAGGTTTTTTACTTAAACCAAATTCTGCTAATGGTCTACCATAACCTTCACCTTTAGTAAAGCTGACCATAGATTTTACTTTTGGATGGTTATATAAATCATTTACTTGTTCATCAGATAAATTACCATTAAAAATATAAACATTAGGCAATTTAGTACCTACAGGATATGATTTCTTTATAACTTTAATTTTTCCAAGTAATTCTTCTCTACTTAAATAGCTATTTCTCCCAAGACATGATTTTAATATTAAGGCTGGTTGTGATTTTTGACCTTTAAATGCATCAAAGAAATTTTTAACTAGCACCCCAATATTTTTTCTATCATGACCAAATTCTCCATTTAACCAGTGTCCTACAAATAAATAACAAAATGATTCCTCAATCTTATCTAAATTTATATTTACATCTTTTGGGTTCTTGTAAAAGTAAGTATCTAGATTAACACCCTCAAATAATACTTCAATTGGTTTTTCTAATTGAATTAATTTTTGAACTACATTTGTTGCTTTATCTTTCTGCTCAAACTTAATATCAGTAAATACTTTTTTACTATGCTCTGATGATACTAAATTAAGGTCCATTCTATTTAAACCTTCAACCCAAGGTGCAGCACATCCTGTACTTTCAACACCTGCTGTACAACCAATATTATATTTACCTACTGATTGAAATTCAGTTGGAATGGTAATTTGCATCCAAATGTCAGGTTGTTCAGTAAGATTCCTAATCAATAAAGGTTTTAGAAATTTCCATTCGCTATGGTTATCAATAAAATCCTTTGGAGTATCTCCCCATCTTTGTGACATGATTTTAACCTCATATTTATCTAATTCTATTATAGATTTAACTATATCTCTTGCTCTAGCACCATAACCACTGTATGTGTCTACAGGAGCACTAATTGTGAAAACTGGTTTTTTCATTAATATGTAATTTTATGGTTTAAAAATCTTCCTTTGCTTTTTGTTGCATTTACTATCTCATAATCCTCTCTTGGTTCCCAGACTGAGAATAATTCTTCAAATGCTTCCATTACTCTTTGTGCTTGATCTTTAGCTGTAAATCCTGCTTCATCACTTAAAGCCCATTCTCTACCTTTTAACCCTTTAGCTTTACGCTCTTCATCTGTTAATTCGTATATTTCTTTTATTCTATCACAAACATCTTCCCATGCACACCTATCATCAAAAATGTAAGGTGTTTGAGGTGAACCTTGTATTGATCTAGACGTTGGGTAAACTGGGAACATCCATTCACCATGTTCTTTGTATGTACCCCTATGATTAGATGGTACTTCAGGAGATGGTGTAAACCATTTTCCATTTTCATCTACAAACCTCATTTGATCTTGCATTCCACCTGTTACATTAGCAATTACAGGAGTACCTGTTAACATTGCTTCAGTAACTGTTAAACCCCACCCTTCATTAGATGTAATTAATATTTGTAAATCTGCTATATTGTATAACCAATTTAATTGTTGTCTTGATAACTTAGCATGTGAAAAAACTATATTATTTTCATAATTTTCACCAAAAAGATACTCAGCTACAGCACCTAAATCAGTACCATGATCTGTAGATAATTCCGTATGTAAAACAAATCTACATCTGTCTGCCTTTTCTTTAGGTAATGAATCTAAAAATGATCTAAAAGCTAACATTGCATCTGGGATTTGTTTCCTACGAATGTTTCTAGAGTTAAAGAACATTATATAATCTACATTTTCACCTATAATATTATTCCTAAATTGTTGTAAACCTTCATATTCATTATGATCCTTATTAATTGGATAAAATTCTTCATGATTTAAACCATGAGGAACATATTTAAATACTCTTCTACTATTATCACAATCTGCTAAGACTAATTTATTAATGTTAACGGTTTGTTTTGAAATACCCATTAATAAATCACAAGCTTCATAGTATGGTTTATTATACATTGGAGCAGGATAATCATCCCAAATATTTAAGTAAACTAAAGGACAATGTTTTCTAATGGTATCTTCCATATTAAAAATATGCTTAAAATACCTAGGGTCTGTAATTAACATTACAGCATCTGGTTTTTCTAGTGATAATACCTGTTGTAATTCTTCAGATTTAGCATAACCATCTACGCAATATAATATTACATTAGAATCTGGTATTTTTGCTTCTGAATTAGTTGCCTCTGATATATATAAACGTTTACCTTTTTCAGGGTGGTTTATAGCCCCTGCTACATTAACCCAATTAAAATGATGGGAAGTATGTATTACGATTTCCTTTGCAACTGTTGCTACACCAGAATGTACTCTTATGTCATCACATACTAGTAATATTTTCTTCCTCTTATCCTTTGGGATGTGTTTAAAATCTTTATTCATGTAACTTTAATTTATAGTTCAATATTTGTTTGATTTGATATTTGTTTCCTAAAATTTTCATCTGTAAGATACAAAAACAAGGTGCGGTCCGCAAGTTTTTGGAAACTAAATTCTCTTCTTACGCATTCTACTTTAAAATTGTCAAATAATTCACTTTTTACTTTAACACTCGTTAGTGTCATTTTTTTACTTTCTGCCATGTTTGTTTTTTTAAATGGATTATTTTAATATATTATGCCTTCACCGCAATGCTCTTTGTCTACTTTATATGGACAAAACCTACAGTTCCAGGCGCTCACTTGTTTGGGGTACTCTTTTTCTTTTATTTTACCACTAGAGTTAAAACATTCGCTAATAAAATCATTAATAGCTTTTTTCGCTCTACCTAGTTTAATTTTTCCACTAGGTGGGGTAAATGTTTGTACTCTATACGCTTGATGTGGTGACATTAATTTTTCATCATCCCAATCTAATACTTTTCGTTTTAATATAAAAAATTCAACTTCAATTTTATCTAATGGTATACCATATTGTTCTGAGAAATACTGTTTATATAGTAATAATTGAAATTGTTTATCTTCGTTCTTTTTGTCTTGATCTCTCCATCCACGAGTGCTGGTTTTTATGTCGATTATCTTAAATGTCTCTGTTGGTTCGTGGTACATGACAACATCTAGATACCCCATGTATAATACGTTATTTAACATTTTATTTGGTGCAATAACGATTGGTATTTCACAACCTACTAAACTATATCCTCGTTTTGAAAAATAACCACTTTTTTTCTTTTTAAACCAACTTAATATACCAAGTCCATCTTCAAAAAATTCTCTCATTTCCTCTGCGTTGGAAAAATGACTTTCTTTGTTTGATTTGTATTGTTTTAGATATTCTCCTATATACTTTTCTCTAAATAATTCTTCAATATCTATTCGATCAGCTTCTGCACCACTTGTTTCATACATTACATCTAAATAATGTTGAATTACTTCATGCATCGCTGTACCGAATACTGTATGGATAGAAGAAGTAAATCGTCTTACCTTGTCTTTATACTGAAGTTTCCAACGATGTTGACAGCCTCTATAAATAGACATTTGAGAATACGATATGTTCTTTTGATAAGCATAATTCACTGGTGAAGGTGGATTATTTCTTATTTCCTTAACAATATTTGGAATTTTTTTAGCCAAAACTTATTTCTTCCATTTATCACGACCAACTAAAAGACCGATTATTCCATAATTGGCAATGTCTATAAATGTATCTTGTATACCTTCACCTTCAACAAATGATTTACCATTTATTAATAGGTTTTTTAAACGTGATATTTTATCAGTTAATCTAATACATAACCCAGTTAGTGAGAATTGTTTGTCATTGCTGTTATTAACGATATCTCCGCCTAAAGCTATATTATTTAAACCATAATCCATATGTTTACGAGCAAACATTTCATACATTTCTTTTTGTATTTTTTTAAACTC